CCTCACCTGTCCACCTTCACCCCATCCCCTGTCCACCTTCACCTCTACACCTTGCACCTTCACCTTCACCTTCACCTCATCACCTGTCCACCTTCACCTCTTCACCTTGCACCTTCACCTTCACCTCTACACCTTGCACCTTCACCTTCACCTCTACACCTTGCACCTTCACCTTCACCTTCACCTCTTCACCTTCACCTTCACCTTCACCTCATCACCTGTCCACCTACACCACCACACCACCACACCACCTACACCTCCTTATCACTCCCCATCACCCTGCACCTTCCACTTCTTCATACATTCCTTCAGTCCACATCATCACTCATTCCCTTCCTCTTGTCCCTCAACCACCACACCACTCCTCCACACCTCCAGCAACTCCTCATCTACTTGCACCATCAAGTACCCCTTGGGTCCCCCACATAACTCTAGAATCCTGCCCATTCGTTCAACTTTTCGTGCGCACAACTACCCCGGTATCCTGCTCGATTGCGCCCACCCATTTCGGCCGTTAAGATGGGCAACCAAGACTGGGCGGCGTACCGGGACGTAGCCCTGATCGTACCGGGGCGTAGGCCTGATCGTGCTGAGCCGTAGCCCTGATCGTGCTGGGCCGTAGCCCTGATCGTGCCTGTGCGTAGCCGTGGCCGGATTTGTTTACCGTGCGGCCCGGTTGCTTTGGTCGGGTGGTTGTGGTATGCTTTGTTGTAGAGGCCTGCGTGGACTGCGGTGGAGATCTCTGACGGGACCTTTCCGCCGTGTCTTGCGTGGGCTTTTTTTATTGGACGTGGAGTGCGTTGCGGAGTTGTTGTGCGAAGGCTTGCCGGGCGTCGGCGGGGGTGCCTTTTGGCAGTCCGGCCTTGTTCCACTGGGTACGGGAAGGGATTTGGGTGGAGGCGATTTCAGCGGCGGCGTTGGGGTTGGCTTGTATCCAGTCGGCGGGGTTGGCGGTTGGATCGAGGTCGGGGCGGGTTGCTTGGGGGTTGGGCGGTGTGGCGCCGTAGAGGGCACGAGCGGCGGCGAGTGCTTCGTCGGGCGACTTGAAGCGTGGCCGGGCGGTGCCGTTGGCGTCGGTATCGGAGAGTCGGAGGAGTTCGAGTGCGGTGGAGGCGATAGCCTGTTGGATGAGGAGTGGATTGGGGGCATTTCGGAGCCCCTGCCAGGAGGCGTTTCCGTTGGCGTCGGTGACGCGTTGGATTTTGGCGGTGACTCCGGGCCCGAATTCGACGTCGAGGGTGGATTCGGGCAGTTCGTCGGCGAGTTGTGTGGGCCGTTCTTCGGCGAGCCGAGGGTTGGGGTTGAGGAAGATGGCGCGTCGGCGGTCGTCGATTTGCTGCTGGAGCTCGGCGCGTTCTTCGTCGGAGTAGTTTTCGTCGTGGGCGAGCTGGTGGGCGATGTTGCTGAGGCTGGCCCACTCGCGGCGCTGGGCTGGGGAGTATTCGAGGGTTCGGGATTGGATGCCGCGTTGGACGTGGGCGACGCGTTCTTCGTCGGTCGGCGGTGCGGCGGCGTTCTCGGGCTCTTCGGGGGCCGCTGGGGCGGTGGGGGAGGCGTCGAGGCCCATTTTGGGGTATTTTGGGGGCATTTTGGGGCCTATCGGAGGGTCTTGGTGTGTTTTCGGCTTCGGTTGATGTGTGCGTGAGAGCCTTGGTAGTGCCTTTCGAGGTCGATTTGGGCGTATCCGGGCTTGCGAGGTAGGATCGGCTTGGGTTTTTGGCCGGCCATGGCGGCGTAGTTCCAGCCAGGGAGCGTGCTGAAGGTCTCTTTCATGGTAAAGCGGATCGCGGCGGCCAGTTCGGCGAGTTCTGCGGCCGATTTGGGCAATTTGACCTCGGGTCTGGCGGTGGTAGTTGGCGATTTGTCGGTTGTGGGCGTGGCTGGGGCGGTGCTGGTGCCTTTTGGCCGCGCGGCGGCGTCGGCGATACGTCGAATGAGGTCAATTTGCTTCGCGAGGGCGAAAACGGCTCCTTCGAGCGTGTGGATTCGGTCGAGGAGGGTGTTTTGGTCGATTTGGGGCTGATTTTGGGCCATTACCGGGTCCTTCCGCCTTCGGCGACGGTGATTACGATGTATTCGACGGCCCACTGGCCGCTTGAGCAGTCGAGGGCGATCAGGGCGGCCGCGTCGCTGATTCGGAGGTACTCGGGGGCGTTTCGGCCGGCCTCCCACGTGCCGGTATCGGCCGGTTCGCCCGCCAGGGTCGTGTCTTCGGCCGATTCGCCGGTGTAGATGCTCCAGGTGAGGTCTGCGGAGCCTGTTCCGAGTGCGGCGGCGATTTCGGTGAGAATTCCGTCGTGCAGGGGTGGGCCGAGTCGAATCGGGCCGATTTCGACGTAGCTTTCGATGTCCGTGCCGTCGTCGTCGGCGGCGTTCTCGTCGTAGTAGCGAATGTAGCCGTCGTGGCAACCGAGGAGGACGCGACGGGGGGCCGAGGCGTCGGCCGCGAATGCACAGAGGGCGGTCGGCTGCATGGCCAACGGCAACCGGACCGGCCAGAGCCCCTCGAGTTGCCAGTCGATCCACCAGTGCTGGCCGGTCTCGCCGGTGGTCGGTGTGACGGTGATGTGGATGCCCCACTTCTGGCTGTCGAAGGCCAGCGAGACGGCATTGGCGTCGGCGTCGACGTCGAGGAGCTCGCCGGGGAGCGTCTCGCGGCTGAACGGGATAGGGAGGTTGATGCCGCCGGCCGGGATGCGGTAGAGGCCGCCGCGGCCGAGGACCATTACGGAGCCGTCGGGCAGTGCACACCATGCGTTCTGGCCGACGATCCCGAATTCCCGGGTGAGCGATTCCATGACGCTGTTGGCGGCCGGGTTGCCGGTGAGGATCCAGATGGAGGACTCACAGGCGAAAATCGTCCTATTGTCCATGAACGGAATGATGGCGAGAATCGGCGAACCGAGCCGGCCGCCGGCAAACGTGTCGGAAGTGATCGGCCGGTTGTCGTCGGTGGCGCCGTATTGCCAGTCGGTGTCGTCGCCTTCCCGGCTCATCGCCCAGTTGTCGCCCGGTCCGGCGAAGACAAGTCGGTTTTGGTGGGTGCCGACGATAGGGTGGTTGCTCGGTTCCTGCCCGTCGCTGGCGGTGATGTCCGAAACCGCGAGGGTTTCAAGGTTGAGCATCTTGGCTGGGTGGTGGACCTGCCAGGAGCAATTTCCACCCTCGGCGGCGAGTGAAAAGGACTGGCCGCCGCCGGCTTCGACTATTTCCCATTCGTCGAATGCCGGGTTGGCTTGAACCCAGGTCGTGGTGAGGGGCGGATAGATATAGAAAAGGCCAGATGAGACGTAGTTTATGGGCAACACAAGATCACCAACGCGGAACGTGTCTCCACTGGCAAACCAATCCGGCCATGTCCCGCCGCTTAGCGTGCCTTGGGTAGCGTAATGGTCGTCGGGGTCGGGGTAGTAGACGTCCGACATGGCGACGGTGCCGGTGCGGTACCGCCGCGGGTGGCAGGCAGTCAGGTCGGTTAGGGTCAACTGCGTGTCGCTGTCGCGGGTGGCGACGTCGTAACTGGTACTGGCGACGGTGATCTTTCCGCCTGCGGCCCAGTAGGGCCAGGTTCCCCCGGTGAGCGTGACGATGCCCCACAGAATTTCGACGGTTCCCGTCGTGTAGGCGCTGGGCCACGCGATGGTGAGTTGGCCCGCGGAAATGTCGGTAATGGCGTAGTAGCCGTCGAGTTCTGGTTCCAGCCCGGTGATGTAGATTACGTCAAGGTCGGCGTCCAGGCCGAGAGCCGTCCAGTCACTGACGGATGCGGCGTCGAGGTATTTGGATGCCGCGGTTAGGACGCCGTCGGAGCCGCCGATCGCGGTCTGGCGGTACTCGGCGATGTAGAGGGTGTTGCGGTATTGAACCGTCTGGATGCTGACGGCGTCGGCGTTGAGCTGGTCGGCAAGGTCGCCGGTCGCGTCGGCGAACGCGGCCCCGTTGGCGGAGTATGTGACTTTGCCATTGACGATGGCGACGAGGATTCGTTCGAGCGCTCCCGTGGCGTTGTTGCCGACGCAGCCGACGAGCGACTGGAAGGGGTTGGTTCCGTTCGGCTGCGCGGCGTAGGCCTTGGTGAGCCCGGGCCGCGTCCCTCCTCGCTCCCGACCGTCGAGAACGTCGTAGGGCCGAACGTTGAGGGCGTCGGGAGTCGTGTAGGGGGGCTGGGATTGATAGGCGTAGCGTCGCACGAGCCCCTTGACGGGGAAGTGAAGTTCGGCGGTCTTCGTGATTTTTGACATGGTTACGGCCTTACGGCGGTGGCGTCGAGGGAGTATTCCTGCGGGTGGCGGAGTACGGTCACGTCGCGGAATTGGGCCTGGGTGAGGGCCGCGGTCAAGCTGGCCTGCGTGAAGGCGGTTCGGTGGGCATAGAATGCGTTACCCTTGGCGACCGCAGACCCCAGGCCGAAGAGGACGTCTTTCGGCGTGATCGGTCCCGCCGGGGATTCGTAGAGCACACCCTCTAGCCCAACGTCGGGGATCGCGGCCGCGACGGCTTCCACGTCGGGCGTTGCGATGACGATTCGGCCGCCTGGCTTGAGCACGCGAAAGAACTCGCTGAGGGCAAGGGGAACCTGGTGGGAATCCAGGTGTTCGAGGTTGTGGCTGGAGTAGACCGCGTCGGCGACAGCGTTTCGGAGCGGAATTTCCGTGATTGATCCGACGACGTCCGGCTTGACGGCCGGGTCGATGTCGAGCCGCACTTCCTGGTAGCCCTCGAACATGCGGGGCGGCAGTTGGGCGCCGCCGCAACCGACGTGGAGTACGATGGGCGGGCTCGGCGGCGGAGGGGCGGCCGCGGGCCCCTGCTTTTCCCGCAACCGCTTCACCGGCAGCGTGTCATCGCCCAGCGTGTAGCGACGGCCGGTCGCGTGGTCGATGTGTTCACACCAGATCGATGTGTCGACCATGATCTTCTTGTGTGCCGTGTCGTACTCATCCGTGAACCTCTTGGTGAACCAGAGGTCCTCTGTCATCATCATCCGGCCCCACCGGCCGCCGACAAATACCGGCTTGTTCACCGTACAGAACCACGGGTTGTCGGGCGTGTTCGGCAAGTGGTCGAACAAGGACAGCCGCAACAGGCAGCACCCCATCGGGATGCCGACCACGTTTTCCTTGATGACATCCCCCAGTGTCCAATCGAAGTCGACGCCTGCGTTCCACTCCCGCCACAGCAGCGGGAATGGCGGCAGGGTCTTCATGCAGTACATGCCGCTGGCGATGTCGTAGTCCGGGTTGTTGTCGAGGAAGTAGGACAGCTTCAGCAGCGCATCGGCCGGCATCAGCGTGTCCCAGTCGCAGAAGAAGAGGTATTTCAATCCAGCCTCGCGCGCCGCCTGCACGGCAGAACATCGCGCTACCCCAATCTCCATGCCGTCCGCGAATATCTCGATGGCCGCGTGCCCTGGCGGGATGGCCAGGTTCGTGCGCGCACGTTGGAATTCGGGCGTAAGCAGGCCAAGGTGGGTTGCCTGGTTGCCGGACACAACCAGCGACTCGCGGAGCAGTTGGAGACAGGCATCCTGGTTGCCCGCCTCCAACTGCAGCGCGGCGTCTCGGACCTTCTCCTTTACGATGGTCCCTTGATCGACCGGGACCATCGGAATTGGAGTGCAGATGCCGATAGACCATTGGTGCATGACTCAGAGTCTCCTTTCAGGCGATGGCTCGGTGCCACCAGTTGGTTCCGTCGCACACCAGGTTGACCGCACTGCCGCTGGCGTTCGCCGTCGCCAGAGCTGCGCTCGTCGCGCTAGCGATGCTCACCCCGGCCGTGTGGCCGACGAGGCCGGCGGTCGAGCCGAGGTTCACGATGTTGACGCACAGACCTTTGGCGGCGGTGGGCAACTTGAAGTAGTTGTTCGTCGCCGTGCCGACGCTGATGAGGTTCAGCACCGGGGTCAGTAGGGCGGTGGCTTGCGAGTCGACGGCCGCCGTGCCGCCGGACACCTGGACCGTGCCGCAGCCCAGCACGTTGTTTCCGGTGATCGTCGCGGCCCCGATGCTGACATTCGTGCCCAGCAGCGAGTTCAGGGACATGGCCGAGCTCGCCACGATGTTGGGGATTGTCGCGCCGGTGCCCACGGACAGGTTGGTGGCGAGTACCGAGGCGGCACTGATTGCCGTGTTGCAGACGATCGACGGAGCGGTAAGGCCGGTCCCGACCGAAATGTTGGTCGCAAGGATGGACGCGATGCTTGCGGCCGTCGATACCGACAAGTTCGTGGCCTTGATTGAAGGGGCAGTCAGGCCGGTTCCGATACTGGCATTCGTGCCCAACAGCGAGTTCAGCGACATGGCGCTGGTGGCAACAATGTTGGGGATCGTCGCGCCAGTGCCCACCGAGAGGTTCGTGGCCAGGATCGAAGCGATCGAAGCGGCCGTCGACACCGAGAGGTTCGTGGCCTTGATGGACGGCGCGGTCAGACCCGTTCCGATGCTGGCATTGGTTGCCAGGACCGAGTTCGCGCTGATCGCGGTGGCCACGACCAGGCTGGAGATTGACCCGGCGGCGACGGCGGCCGACCAGTTTTCCGCGGTTTGAATCGTGGTGGTGCAGCCGTAGACGTCGGTTGCCTGCCAGGAGTAGACGCCGCTGGACAGTTCGAAGGATTTCAGGACGATCCACTGGCCGGCCGTGGTGAGGGTGATCGTCCCGGTGGTCGAGGCTCCGGAGTCGAGGACGGTCACCACCACGGTGTAGGTGGCGATGGTGCCGATTCGGGCTTCGAGGCCGGCCTTGCTGGGGGCGGCGAGGGTGCGGGTTTCCGTGGTCGACGGGTTCAGGCTGCAATAGAGCATGTCTCGGTCGATCTGGATCGTCCCGGCGTCGCCGGGGTCGGCCACACGGAAGGGGGCGGCGAAGAGTTCGTGGAGCACTCGGTGCGCGGACATTGGAACAACCTTTCGGGGTGCCGGGGTTGGGGACGCCTGGTCCGGCCGTTCGGCGTGGCCGGGGGCGGGAAAATGGGTCGGGTCAGGTTTTCAGTGTGACGTCCAGGTCGTCGTCGGTGTTGCCCAGTAGCTTGATCGCCTTCAGGGCCTTTCCTTGAAAGCTAAGCGTATAGGCGCCTCCAGACGTCATTGTGGGCGTTGCGACTGCGGCGCCCGTGGAGTCGTAGAGCGCGGAATAGTCGCCGCCGATCTGCGGGGCGGCGTAGACCGCCACGTTGATTAAGCCGCCGGTCGATGGGCAAAAGATGGTGATTGAATCGTAGATTCCAACGGGGATTTCGTCCGAGTCGGCGATTTCCGAGTCGACGTGGACAGTGATGCTCTGCGTGAAGTGTTCGAGCATGGGTCGTGGTCCTTTTGGCCTGGTGGCGTGTGGGTTGTCAGCCCGACATTCCTTCGTGGGTGAAAATGAGGGTTGGGTCGGCGTAGCGCGAGGATTCGGCCGGGGCGTCCGAGTTGTCGGCGTTGTAGCCGAGGAAGTCGGGCGTACTTCGGCGTTTGTCCTCGTCGATCGCCGCGCGGAGTTGTTTGTCGTACTGTTCGGTGAGGTAGTCGCGTCGGTCGAGGATCCGCTGTTCGGCGACGGCGAGGCAGGCTGCCAGGCAGAGCTCGTAGAAGGCGGGGCCGCCCAACAAGTACGGGGTGGCCTCGGCGAGCTCGGGCGGCGTGACCGTGTAGGGGCAGGAAATCGCGTAGGCGGCGTCGGGTGTCGGCCAGAAGAACAGTTCGGATACCTGGTCGGCGATCCCGGTTGACTTCTTGGGTCGGTGGGCCGCCCAGGTGGGGCGCGACGTGAGGCGGTTCGCCTGTCGCATCCGCCGGATTTCCGATTCCTTGGTAAGGCGGATTGGCGGCCATACGCTTGAGGCGCCCGGCGGATAGGTGAGCGGCCCATTCATGCCCCCGAAGTCCGACGGGAGGTCGACCGTCGGACGGTCGAGGCTGTAGGTCGTGCCGGCGTCCGCGTCTACGCTGGTGTCGTCGAGCGTCAACTGGGTGTCGCCGTCGCGTGTTCCGACGGTGTAGGTGCCCCCGGCGATGACGAGCTCTCCGTCGGCTGCCCAGGACGGGAATGTGCCGCTGGCGAGCGTTACCGCCCCCGAGGCGATCGTGAGCGTGCCGGTTTTGTACGGGGCGGTGGTCCAGAGCGTTTCGACGGGCCGCAGGAACGACCACGTGTGCCCCGGTCGGTTGGCTGGGGCAGGGTAGGGGTAGTGGGCCTGTCGCACGGCGGCCTTGAGCACGGCGGCAATCTTCTCCGTCTTCTTGGCGTTCCAGTTGGCGACGGTTCGCCCCCAGCCGGCAAGGTCGGCGATTTCCTGGCGGAGCGTGGTGTACGGCGCGGTGTCGGCGTCGGTTGCGTCGGTTCTGGCGTTGATGTCGACTTCGGCGCGGTAGGTGTTCCCGCCGTGGACGAATTCGAGGTAGGCCTTGTAGGCCACCCCGCTGATTGTTGTGAGCGTATATGAGTAGGTGCCGGTCGACTCATGGGTCATGTCGGTTCCGTCGGCAACAACCGCTGCGCTGGTGTCGGTGCGGATGATGCCGTAGGACCCGGTGCTGTCAGAGAGTTTCGCGGTGGTGGCGTCGGTGAGAACACCGCCCACGTAGAAGCGGCGGCGGATTGTGGTGGTTCCCATGGTCAGTCGTCAATGGTTATGGTTTCGTCTTGGATCGTAATGCTTTGCGTGGTCGGCGCGGTAAGTGCGGCGAGCTGGGTGTCGAGGTTGGCGGCGGCCAAGCCGACCGCGATTCGAACCCCAGCGGCGTCGAGTGTGCTCACGGTTGTGAGTGATGCCGGGATCGTGGTCCCGGTGTCCTCGAGAATTGACGCGAGTGCGGCCGGTAGAGTCGTGCCGGTGTCCTCTAGGATCAGGGCCAGGTGGCCGCCGACCGCTTCGAGGGCGGTTTTGATTTGGGCGGCGGTTGGCGGGGCGGTTTCGAGACTGTAGCCGGTCTTGTCGGCGTTGGCGGTGATCCCCCTCGTTCCGTAGCCCCAGACGTCGGCGGCGGCGGTGTCGTTGAGCTCGTCGGTGCGTTTGGTCGTGGTGGCGAAGCGGTGGGTGATCGAGTAGCAATCTGCGAGTTCGAATGTGTAGCCGACCATGTCGCCGTTCGTATCGGCCGCGGCCAGGTCGATTACCCATTGACCGCCGGTCGCGTGGTAGCTGGCCGCGTTTTCCATGGACGCCGCAGTCCCGTCAAGAATGCGGGTGCATGTCGGCGTGCCCTCTGTCTTCTCAGCCCCGTCGGCGGTCTGAAGGAACTTGCCGATGGGAAAGTTGGGGATGGCGGTGTTCTTTTTCATCTCAGCGGAATCGAACGAGTTAGAAATGTAGGCGGAGGCGGAAGCGGCGGGGCTATAGGTTCCGGTTTTGGTAGCGTTGTCGTAGTCGACGCCCAGCTTGACGTCGGATTCGGCCGGCCAGTCAGGCGCAACTCCCTGAATCGCGCCATCGCACGCGTCAATGTCCGAAATTTGCCCGTTGGGGCCAATAATGATCGTCGTCGCGATGATCGCCCCCGATCCCGAGATGGTCACCGTTCCCCAGATAGTGATCTGTTCCGTGGTCAGCGTGTCGGCCAGCGTCCACGTGCCGAAGATGTTCGGGCTGGCGGCTGAGTACACCGGACACTGAACCGTGACGTTCGCGTAGTAGGTGGGGATTGCGCCGAGGACCCACGTACCGCTTATTGCCGTGAGGGTGACTTCGACATCAGCGTCTAGATCGATGTCGTATCCGTTCGCGTCGAGCGTGTCACCGGCTGTCGGCGGCCAGCTCAGCCCGTTGCCGCTGCCGTCCGGGGCATCGTTCCAGGTTATCATGCTCGCGCTGCCGGTCGCTTGTGCGTACCAAGTGCTCATTGTCGTGTTCGTTGGGGGTGGCCGCCGTGGCGGGCGGCGCGGTGAGTCAATCCGCGCCGCCCGCGGGCGTTGTGGGGCCTAGCGCAACTGGGCGCAGGCCCACCAGGACAGCGTAAGGGCTCCGCCGGTGGAGAGCGTTTTCGCCTCACAAAGCATGTTCATCGCCGCGTTCGGCCAGGGCGTGGCGTTCGTGATGGCGTGAGGGACCAGGGCGTCCGCGACTTCCGCTCCGTTGATGAAGGCGCGGAGAATGTCCGTGTTGGGGTTGTAGCGGAAACCGGCCTTCAGGTAGGTGTCAGCCGTGAGGACGGTGCCGAGGTCGTAGGTGGCAATGCTGGCCGTGCCGCCGGCCCGCTGGAATTGGATGTAGGCATGGGTGGAAACCGCGCCCATCTTGCCGATTCCAAGGAAGCTGTTGCTGGCCATGCCGGCACCGTTGTCGGCGATACAGCCGGTATCGGCGCAGGCGCCGTTTCCGCCCAGCCCGATGAAGAACTGTTGATAGCCGGCGGTCGTGACGGCGATTTTGAAGCGGGCCTCGAAGATGAGCTCCTTCGCCGATCCGTGGATTACGGAGAAGGGGGTGCCGAGGGCCTGGATGCTGGCGGCGTCCGCGGCGTCGGTGTGGGGCGTGATAACCAGGCCGGTGGCCTTCGCGGTGGTCAAGCCGGCGAACGTCCCCGTGGTGTCGATGTAGGCCCGGTAGGCGTTCCGGCTGTGCAGGATCGCGTCCGTGGTGTCGTGGAGGACTGACGCGAAATCGTCCCAGAGCATGTAGGCGCGGTGGATGCCCCAGGGGCCGTTGAGTTCGTGCCAGGGAAAGTTCTTCCACAGGTCGGGCGAAAGGCCGATCCCGTCGTCGTGGAGGCATTGCGGTTCGTGGATCAGATCCATGGTCTTTTGCTTCTTTCGTTAGGTGGTTGGTGTTGGTTGGTTCGTGCCCCAGGTTTACTGGCTACCCCTGGGTCGCCGGCCGCCTGGGGTTACGAGGCGACGTAGAGGATGAAGTTCGCGCGTCGGTTGGTGCAGAGGAAATTGCCCCAGTTGTCGACGGCCCGGATTCGGACGGTTTTCTGCATCGGGGCCATGTACGGCGGGAACTTTATCATGTCCCTGCCTTCCTGGTAGAAGTAGAACATGGTGTTCCAGTTGATTCCGTAGAACGGGGCTTCGCTGTCGTAGGCGTCGGATGCGGAGTTGGTCAGGGCGGGCACCCAAACGATCGGGTTTCCGCGGAGCATGACTTCGCCGCCGGCGCCCCACGCAACCTCGCGGCCGAGGCTGTCGTTCTGCTTTTCGAGCAGCTTCCGCATGGTCGAAAGCACGGAATGCACCGTGTAGAAGCCCCAGGTCGGCGTACCGCCCGCGATCTCGTTGAACGGGGTCGGGGCCCGGAAGTCGCAGAAGTCGCAGGCGTTGACCGCCTTTTCGATCATGTCGTCCCGGTCCACGACGGTGTATGGGCCGCCGTAGTTCTGCCAGCTGGGCAGTGAGGCGACGGTCTTGCCGCCGGCCCCGGTCGCCCAGCCGCTCGGGTCGCCGCCGTTGAAGCCGAGCGTTGTCGGCTTCTGGATCCAGAACGGGATCCCGGATGGCGGCATGGGATCGAGTGTTGACGAACTGGGGGCGGTCCACATGGCCGTCTCCATCAGCTCGATGATGTCGTTGGCCAGGCCCTGCTCGTGGATCTCGGCCCAACGGATGATCGTTTCCGGCGATCCCTGGAACCTCGGTTCGTCGAGGTCGTAGATGTAGTTGGCGGTCTGCTTGCTGAAGCCCTGCTTGGCCCCGGTCATCACGTCCTTGCGGTTCGTGGTGTCCACGGCGAACAGGCCGGCGTGTTTGGCGGAACCCTGGTTCGCAGTCCGGATTTCCCACTCCAGCTCGGGGCCGCCGTGAACGGGCTGCTTTTTGGATTTGAACCATCGGCTGGCCCAGTGGTAGTGCTGGAGTGCGAGGGACAAGTCCACCCACTTGTCGCGGGTGAGTTCGTAGTTGACTTGGGTGAGTTGAACGAAATCGTCGATCTGTTTATGGGTCAAAGCCATTGCGCATGTCGCCTGTTATGCGCGGCTTCCATTCTCCTCCTGCATTCGTCGATGGGCGGCGATTAGATCGGGATGCTTCTCAAGTGGTCCCGTGTAGACCGGGCGGCCTGGCGTGCGGGATGAGGGACTTCCGAGCGTTTCAGCGGCTTGGCGTTGAATGTCGGCGGTGAGTTGTTGCCGCTCGTGTTGGATGCGTTCTTCGGCGCATTCCTGGTTGAAGGCGCGCCGAACCAGTTGGGCGGAGATCGCGGCCGGGCGGCCGCGGGACTGCGCCGCGTGCAGGAGGTCCGTGAGGGCCTCCCAAATGCGCTCGCGGACCGCACGCTGGTCATTGCTGACCGCCTGGCCCTTTCCGAGCAGGGTTTCGTATCCGAGGTCGTCGACGTGGCGCTCGAACTGCTCGACCGTGCGGGCGTGCTGTTCGGCGGCGCGGGTTTCGTCGTCGCGCCGCAATCGGTCTTCGATTGCGGCAAGTCGGGCGATGAGTTGGTCTTGGCCGGTCGCGGTGGTGGTCGTCGTGGCCGGGGTTGTTGCGGTTGTCGGGGTGGCGTCGGGCGGCGGCTGGCCTGTGGGCGCTTCCTCGGTCTCGCGGAGCCGTCGGCCTTCGGCGCGGCGTTGGCGGTCGAGGATCTGAGCGACCCGGCGGAATTCGGTTTCGTCGTTGAAGGCGGTCATCTCCGCGGCGGTGAGTTCGAGGTCGGCGGCGGTCTCAATGATCTCCGGGGCGGTGCGCCAGTCCGCGGGGGCGTCGGCGTCCGGGGCGAGCTCGGGGGCGCTGGCGGCGGTGGCTTGCGCTCCTTGGCCGTCCGGGGCTGGTTGTGTCCCCGACGCCTGCGCGGGGTCCGGTTCCGGTTCTGGCGGGCTGAGCGTGTCGGCGATGAGGTCCTTGGCGGCCTCGGTGTCGAGTTGGCCGTCGGGGGTGGTGATGGGTTTACGGGGCTTCTTGGTCTTGGCCATGTGATGGCTCCCGGTTTGTGTGCGGTTGGGTGGTGTTGTGAGAAGGCAGGCCGCGCAACGAAAAAGGCAGCACGGTGGTTCGGCACCGAACTGCCTTCGTTGCGCGGCCCCCTCACTCGTGCCTGGCCGGGCGGCGAGTGAAGTTGCCTTGTCGGGTTATTAGTAAGAGCGGCGGAGGGGGATCGAACCCCAGTCTTTCCGGGCGTTGGCTCCGATCGTGATCGGCCGTGTCACGATCCTTTGGACTCGATCAGAGCTTCCGTTGTCCCCGGATTGCTTTGCCTTCTAAGCTACTGCCGCGACCGTCGCTCCTTTGTCGTTCGTGGTTTGCGGTTGTTTCATTTTCCTGCGTACTGTCCGTAGCCGGCGTCATTGTCCTTGAGTTGCCAGGCTCTGAGCACCTGGTTCCGGGCGTTGTTGCAAGTGATCTCGCAAGCGCCGTTGGGCAAGTGCCGGGCCCCGGTGATTCCGCGTTGGGCGTAGATCGCGTTGAATTCCTGGACCTGGTCGGGGTGGCACCGGAGGGCAATGTCGGATTTCATCGGCCATGCGCTCGCGCTGCCGACCATGGGGACTCCGCCGGACTTCGCCCGCTTGCGGGTGAATTCCTTTCGGCTGACGGTCTTGCCGTTGATCCGGTAGGCGACTTTCATTTCGTTGTGGGCGTGCGAGGGGGTGGCGTGTTATTCGTCGCGGCTTTTATTGTGGCCGCGAACGCTGTGTCGGCTTGGGCCTGGGGCGTCCGGCCGGCGGATACGTTTCGTCGGATCTGCTCGCGGATCGTGTGGGCGGGCATGTGGCTTCGAGTGGACGCGGTGGGTGTGCTGGCCGCTTGGTCGTGCGCTATTGAGATCAGGTGTCGAAGTGCCGGGTCGTCGGCCCGCTCGGCGTACTCGTTGAGCATCTCTTCGACATTGAGCGAGCCGCCGCCAGCTTCGATCATCGGCCAGACTTCAGCGAACTTTGTGAGGGCCCGGTCGAGCCGGGTAAGTGCGGCTTCGGGCGGCTGGTAGGCGGTCGAATGGGCGACGACGGTGATTGCGTAGTCGGTGATGGCGCCTTCGCGGCGGCGCGGTTGCCATGTTGCGTCGACGTAGAGGCGACTACCTGGCGCGACTTCCCTCCGGCCGGGAATCGTGAGTAGGGCGTCGTGCCACATGAGGGCGCCGAGGTGGTCGGCGACGCCGCTGGCGAAGTCTTGCACCTTCAGGAGGCGGCGGGCTTCCATTTTTCCGACAGCTCCGTAGATGAGCTGCTCTTGGCCGAAGCTCGGGCTGGTTGCGGATAGGCCGAGTTGGGCCTGGAGGTTTCCGGAGACTCGATCGAAGGTCTGGAGCATCACGGCGGAGAAGGCGACGTTGGCGGCTTCGATTCCGCCTTGGACCACGGTGCCGATGTTCTGGGGGTCGGCTACTTGGACCCACTCGCCGTCATTGACCTTCTTGAGTCGGCTGGCGTCCTCAGCGCCGCCGGGTCGGTAGACGGGGTTCGTCTTTTGCCGGCGGGCCTGGGCGGCTTGTTTGCGGATCAGGCCGTTGTAGATCTCGTGGAGCTCTTTGACCTGCGTTACTGGCGGGGCGGGCATGACGCTATCGGGTATGTCGCCCAGTCCGATGATGTGGTAGGGGCCGCCGGGATCGGCGCGGCGAGTGAATAGCGGCGGGGTCTGGGTGTCGCGTGGGAATGTGGCGACGGCGTTGAGTTCGGGAAGCCATACGTCCATGACGTCGATTTGCGGCTCGAGGTCGTCGGAGTCGATCGCGTCTCCGGCCGCGACTTGTTTGCGCCAGTCGTCGTTTTCGGCGGTCTCCTGCTTGCTGGTCGGGTGGAGTTTGGCGAGAACCTCGAGGGCGTCGGGGTTGCCTTGGCATCGTGCGACGAGTTTGGGCCAGCTTGTGCGGTAGGCGTCGCCCATGAATTGGACGTGGCGGTCGTCGGAGCCTGTCATGTCGACGACGAAGTTGTCGAGCGATACGCGGTCAAGGGCGATTCGGCCCGGGTCCGCCCATATGTCGCCGGGCAGACGGACCAGGCCGCGGGCGGCTCGGTAGACCTTGGCGACGCCGATTCCGAAGAACGCGTCGAGTACGATCCGATTGAATGTTTCCTTTGAGTGGATTTGAACGAGGTACTTGTTGATCGCGGATTGGAACCGGAGAGCGAAGGGCTTGAGGTGGCGGTGTGGTGTGAGAACGACGACGCGCGGCGTGTTGGTGGCGATCGACTGGGTGTAGGATTCCGCGTATTGGTTGATCAGGTTGACGACAGTTTTCGGGCGGTCGTTACGGCGGTTGCCGGCGTGTGAGTCAATGAGCTCCCACCGTTCGCGGCAGTAGGGCGCGATTGCCTGGCGGCTGGCACGAATGGCTTCGTAGAGCCTTCCGATATCGCGTTGGTTTTGGAGGTCGAGCACAGTCGGGGTCTCGGTTTAGCGGTGCCACTTCCGGGCGTTGCGGGCGAAGTTCGCTTGTTTCTTCGTTGCGGCTGAGGCGTGAGAGTTCTTTTTGAGGACTTTGGCGGCGTAGGCGGCGACGGTCATTCCTGCGGCCTTCGCCTTCTTTGTAAAGAGCCCCTCGTGGGACTTCTTGATGTGGATTCTGCCTGCCATGGGGCGATTCCGGGCTAGCTGAAGGTGATTCCCATTTTCCTCATCGCGGCGAGCGTGATTACCTCGGCTTCGTAGGCGATTTTCTCCGCGATGTCTCGTGTTGCTTGGTCGCTGTGGTTTCCTAGAATCGGGTCGGCCGGCTCGAGTCGGCGGCTGGCGACGACCGGGATCAGCGACATGAAAAGGTTGGTGCGGATCGCGATTGCCTGTCGCTCCAACATCTGCTCGTGCGTTACGAGCGGTTCGCCGCGGGGGCCGATCATTGGGGGCTTCATGCTCGGGTTCCTTGGTTTGGTTACCAGTCGCCGGCAAGGGCGAGCTGGCTGGTTTGGTTGGGGTAGTCGGGCGGGGAGTCGGTCCATGGGTCGTGGGCCGCCTCTCGCCACTCGGCGCGCTGCTTGTCTCGCCATGCCATGGAGCCGTAGGGCGGGTCAATGTAGACTTCCGCTTCGGTCGTGCCCTCCTGCGGCGATGGTCGGTCTTGGCAACCAACCCAAGATAGGGCCGCCGCGACAACGCGGTCGCCGTGGGCCCGTCCTTTACCTGCGGAAGTGTCGTTTTGCACTTGCGGAGTGTAGACGATCTTGCCTTTGTCGCTCCATTTGTACTGGCGACACTCAGCGAGCATGTCGGCCGATCGCGGGCGGAAGTCGCCGTCATCCATGGCCATCGTGAGTTGGCCGAAGATCTTGAGTTTGGCGTCGTCGTTCTGTAGCCAATAGCCGGGATTGCGTGTTTTGCGGTGCAAGCCCTCGATACTGGACTCGCGGTAGTAAATGTTCGGGTAGCGGATGTTGTCGACTATGGCCTTCGTGAATGCGGCGCCGGTCGGTCCGTTGGCTTCCCATGTGAGGTAGGCGTTGTGAAACCACTTGCAGAGCGCGGCGCAGGTCCGTGCAAAGTGTTCGGGGAATTCGCGATTGGTGGTGTACTGGGCGACTTGCGTGCCGGTGGTGATGTTGGTGACGACGGCGGCGGAGTTGCTTGACTGGTCGCCGGCTCCGCCGGCCGCGATGTCGGCTCCGATCGAGTACAGGCCGGTCGGCGGGCTTCCGCGCAGGCCGTAGTTGTCCCAGAGTTCAAGGCAGCCGCTTTGGGTTGGGGTGAGGCCTTGCGGGTGGCATGTGTCGCGGTCGTAGACCAGGTTTCCGATGGCTGTGGGTGGTTGGGCCTCGTCTCGTTCCATCCGGGCGATGACCGTGAGGTCGAAGATCTTGGCGATGGTGCCGTGTGGGTCGCGGTCGAGCTCCTGGGCGATGCTGCGGGGCGTTGCTACGGGGCGTAGACACTGGTTGTCGTACCACGGGGAGCGGATCTGTCCGTCGCGGAGGAAGCCGCGTCGTCGGAGCTTACTAAGGTTTTCGGCTTCAGTCTTGGCGTAATCGGGCGGGAGTGGGTTGCGTTCGGGGTCGATCGGCTCGGGCTGGCCGTTTTTGAGTCGGTAGAGGCCCCGGTTTCGAGTAGGGTTGTCCTTCCAATCCAGGACCAGCTTTTCGCAGTTGCTCTCCTGGGTCATGTAGTCGTAGAACGCGCCGCTGTCGCCTTCGAAAGTCGAGGCGACGATTCGGCAGTCGGTGACGTGTTGGGTGGAGGTCATTACAGCGTAGCCGTCGGATTCCTTCCAAGCGGCCATTTCGTCCATGAAGAACGCGGTCTTGCGCCCGCCGCGCCCGGCGTCGCCAGTCGTGGGGAATCCGACGAGAGTCCCCAGGGTTTGCGGGTTGTAGATTGTGTGGTTGGTGTAGTTGCGGTGGGTCTTTGGGTCGTAGCCGCGGGGCTTGAGCCAGACGGGTAGTCGCTCGATTGTCCAGTCGAGTTTCCACATGAGGCTATCGGGGTCGTCTTTGCTGTCGACGACGTTTTCGTTTCGGCTGACGAGTCCGCCGGCGAAGGCGGGGTCGCGGAGCCAGCGGCGGAGGAGGATGTCGAGGATGAGCCATGTGGCGCCTTCGCCGCGGCTCTTGTCGATTCCGATGTCCTTTGCCCCCAGGTGGCGGTCGATGACCTTGATCGGTTCGATCTGGTGGGGCCACGGGATGAACGGCAGGATCTTCGGTTGCGGGCGGGGTTCGTAGAGCCAGCAGAAGGCGGACAGGAAGAAGATCACGTCGCGGAATGCGGCGTAGCGTAGGGTCTTCTGTAGGTCAGGGTCGCGCGCGGCTTTTTCCCGGATGGCGATCCGCCATTCCATGTTCTTGACGGGATCCATGGGGATCATGTCGGCGAACGGCGTTTCGGTGGAGAGCGTCATGCGGCGGCGAGGTCGAGAAATCGTTTCAATGTGTCGCGGACTTCGCGAATGGACTTGTCTTCGTCGCGGGCTTCATTGGCCTTTGTGTCCTCGTCGTCTTTGAAGACACGTTGGCACAGTTCGATGAACTTCGTTCTGTTTTGAGCGGCCCATTTGATGAGGCCCTTGGCGCCTTCCGAGGGTGCTCTGGTCTTTGCGTGTCGGGGTTCGACCAGTACGCGGCCATCTTCTTGGAAGTGGACGATCCGGTCGTAGTTCTCGTAGCACCAGCGGACGTCAGCCTGCCACGTTGCCTTGCCGTCGTACTGGATGGGTGGCGGTTGTTCGTGCTTGTCGGAGTCTGTGGGGTTTGCTGGCCGGCCGGTTGCGGTCGAGTCGCCGGCGTCTTTTTCGGGCTTGAGCTGTTCGGGCGGGGCGAACATGGGTTCGCGTCTGGCGATGTCCCACGCCTCTGGCCTAGTGAGCGGCGGCGGTCCCTTTTCCAGTTCGCGGATTCGGACCCAGAGGCGATTGACGAGCAGCTCGCCGCCCGATCGGCGGATGCGGTCGACGAGTTGCTTTTTGGTTTCGCGCATCTGTTTTGTGCCGGTCCCTACTCAGTCGCCGCGTATCGTGTGGGTTGCGGGTGTGTCGGCCGTAGTTGGGGACCGGCGGTTGTTACCTGGTTTCGTTTTTCCGGGCGGCCGGGCTGTGTGTTATGCGGTTGCGCGGCCGTTCTTGCAGTGGGCGACCATTCCGTCGATTGCGGCGGCCATTCGGTCGACCATCGCGCGGTTTTCGCTTGCCAGTCGTTCAACGGTTGTGCGGTGTTCTGTGGCCAGTTGCTCGACGGTTCTGGTGTGCTCGTCTTGCATCTTGGGTAGGGTTCTTGTGACCGTATACCATGCAAACCAGACGACAAAGCCCGTTGGGCCGAGTGAGGTAATGAGGCTTGAGAGGAATGGCTCGATCGTTCCGATCCCTTCACCTGCTGCGTAGATGCCGGCCGCTATCAGTAGTTGCCCGATGGTGCGTGTCGCCATAGTCCTCGCCTCGTTTGCTTGGCGTGGCTGAACGGTGGGTTAGCGGCGGTGTGGTGCCAGGATGGCTTTGGCGACCTTGGCGGCTTTGGCGGCTGGCCGGATCGCCTTGAGTGGGGTCTTGGCGGCGCGCAGAAGCTTGACGGCGGTCCTTCCGGCAACTCGGGCGGCCGCCCGGAGTGGTCCGGCGTCAGTGGGGGCGCAGAACGCGAGGGAGGCGAGGACCGCAATGAGCAGTGTGAACTTCTTCATGTCGCAGCCTTTCTGTACATACAAGTGAGCAGATCAGGGGGCCGCGTTTACGCGGCCACCATCGTTGACGCACGCACGCAGTAGAGCTCGTCGGGTACGCCCCGCGAGCCAGTGATTTCGATGATTCCATCGTTGTGGCTGTTCCACCAGAGCCACACGATGTTGTTGGCCACGCTCTCGTCCCATTCCATGCCGACAACCGGCAGCGCGTGGCCCCACCATCGGAGCGCGCCGGGGCAGGTGCGCCCGGTGGTCAATAGCGCCAGGGCTTGCGAGATCATGCTCTCTACGCCGAGACTCCGGTTGGTGTCCCACCATTCCAGGGGCCGAAACTTCAGGGCTTCGGTCTGCCAGCCTGCGCGGAAGCGGTCGGTGTCCAGGGTGTACTCGGGGCAGGACTCGACCGTGGCGATGCCTCGCTCGCGAGCTCCCTCCAGGGCTTTGTCGACGTAAAATCCCCGGTTACGCCAGTTGACGAGCCATCCGAGTGAAAACGGCGAGAGACGTACCGCGGGCTGTCCCTCGGCGGCCCGGGCGCCCATCAGGGCGGCGGCCGTGTCGTAGGCCCAGCAGAAGCCGTAAGACCCCTGATTCCACGTCTCCATCACTCCAGCGTTCTGGAGGTGATACATCGGGAAAATCTTGCGGGCGTGGCCGTCCGCTATCACGTCCTTCCAGTCGGCCTTGGGGATCACCAGTCCCGAAAAGTCCGTGAGCGGCACGTAGCCGCGGCTTTCGAGTCCGGTGGCTCCGTACACGGACTTCCGCGGCAGACACTGCAGTCCGCCGTCTTCGGTCGCCGACTCGCGGATCAACTCGTGATAGTTCGCGTCGTCGTAGCGTGGCCTGGTCATCGTTGCGATCCTGTTCCGTCGATTGCCGCGAGGGCAGCGGACTCGTCGGCCGGTAAGGAAAGGGCCCGGATCGTCCCGCCCTCGATTGGTGCCACCAACATCAGCGGCAGGGACTTACCTGCCGCTGCCTGGACCCACGGGGCAAAGGCCACTGGCACAGCCGTATCGTCGTCGAATACTCGGAGGAAGCAATGCCCCCGTGCCTCCAGCGTCTCGCGGAACGCCAGGCTGTTCGGATACCGCTGGGCTTTCGGCAATTTCACTAGGTCGGCCGATTCCAGATAGAACGCGATCTGCTGTTTTGCCCCCGGCCCCGGGTCTGGCGGGTCCGGGGGATCGGGAGGGTCCGGTGGGGTGACCCCCTCGATCACCACCACTTTGGTTGAGCGGAATGCCTTTTTGGTTGAGAAGTTGATCGCCACGCACCTCACAACGTAGGTTCCTGGCGGAGCAATCCACGTCACTGTCAATTGGTCGGCCCCATAGCGGCTGTCCACCGCGTCGGCCGGCTCGATCTCCCACAAGGTCGCTTCCCACGCCCCTTGAATCTTGTGGTCGAGAAACTTGTACGCCGCGATTTTCTCGGGGCCCTCAATCGTCGCCTGCGCGAGCGCAGGCAGGCACGACGTGGTCGCGAGTACGGCGATGATCCACATTGCGCGAAACACGGTAGGTCTCCTGTCTCTTGGCCGGGTGGCGCTGGGGCGTAGGTACCCTGGCGCCGCAAGCGTTACACGCAGCTTGCGCCAGCAGGCCTCGCCGCGGTCTACTTCTTGAATAGGCCGATAATTTTGAGGATGAAGGCGAGCAACCCATCCCAGTCGATCGCCTTCGCGTCGTCGCCCGCGAGCTTACGGGCATGGGCCTTGAGTTGGGGTTCGGTGGGCCATCGGCCGGTGTCGTCGTGCCGGTCCATTGCCCACTGAACCGTGTCCTTTCGGATTTGCCGGAGGCGGTTTGCGCTGACTCGTGCCATTGGTCGGTGTCCTTTTGTTGTGTGCGGCAGGGGGCGGGCGCCCGGTAAGGAGCGGTTCGGGTGCCCGCGTCTGCCGGTGGGTGGTGCCCGTGGTCCTCGGGCACTAGCGTTAGTGGATAGCCAACCAGAAAGGCGGCTGGAACGCGAGTGACGAATGGTTACCGCGCGTGTGGGGGGGTGGGTCGCGGTGTCGTTCTGCGGGCGAGGAGGCACGCAAGGCAGATGCCGTGGATGGTGTGGCGGCAGATAGGACAGACGAGTTTTGGCAGGCGTGGCTTGTGGAGTTCGAGAATTCGGTTGAGTTGTGCTGCGGTGAGGTTGAGACGGCGCTTGATCCAGGCTGCCGGCGCGCCGTCGTAGTAGGCTGCGAGTGCCCAGGTGATCGTCTCGGTCGTGACGGTAGTTGGGCGGACGGACGTAATCGGATCCTCGCGAGCGATGCGGCTTATGGTCCGGCGGGAGACGTGGAAGAGCCTAGCGGCAGCCCGCTTGGGTTCGCCGGTTGCCAAGTGATCTTGGATGGCGATTTGAATTGCTGTGTGTAGGATGCGCATTTGGGGGTCCATCCCTTCTTGTTGTAGCTTACGGCAGATCCTCGATCGGAGGCCTCTCCATCAGTTCGATGGCGAGTTCCAGGGCGTTCTGCCAATTTCTGGCATACCTATCCCGTTCTTCTTTCAGCCGCTTGTTCTCCTTCCGGAGCTTATCGGCCTCCTCTGCCCCGGCGGTTAGTTCGAGGATCGTGGTCAGTTGCTCCTCTCGAATCGCCCGCAGCAGCCGAATCTCTTCCGCTGCCCGACGTTCCAAATCCGGCCGGTCCAGGTCGAGCCAGTGGGCCCCGCTAGCCGGCAGGCCGGCGGCGCGTTCCAGCTCGTCCTCGATCGGTACCGCTGGCTTCGTGGGCTCCTCGACCGGCGGCTTCTTCTCCATGTTGGGCAGTGGGGTTGGTTGATTGATTGGGGCTGTTGGGTTTCAGTCGGCGTGGGTGTACTCGGGGTGGTGCTTCCAAAAGTCGGCGAGGGCGTCGCTTACCTTCGACGCCGATTCCTCGCCCACGCCGGGCACAGACTTGAACCACCAGGATTCTTGGTCCTTCATCAGGTCCGCCAGCCGGCCGAGGGTCCCGTATGCGGCGGCGCGGAGTTTGTTGGCGGTCTTGGGTTGGATCGCGAGCATGTCGATGGGGAGCTCCCGCCAGTCCGTGGGCGCGGGTGAGTCGGACGGGGCTGCCTCGGCTGGGGGCTTGGGGACAGCCGTCGCCGCCTGGCCGTTCGTGGCGGGGTCGCCCTGGGTCCCCGGAATCGGCCCCGGCGCCACCGCCTGGTCGAATAGCGGGAGTTTCTCCTTCCTCGCCCGGGCGAGCTTGCGAAGCTCGGTTACGTTGTTGGCGTGCGATTCCTTGGCGAGCTTGTAGTCCTCCTTGAGTTCGACCATGCGGCGAGCGGACTCTTCGCAGCGATCCTCCGCCTTCTCAATCCGTTTGAGGAGGTCGGCCGCCTCGGCGAGCAGGTCGCCCTTGGTCTGTTTCCGCTGCTTGGGGGGCTTCTTTCGTGTGGCGGTGGCTGGCATGTGCTGTCCTTTCGTTCGACTCCGGGAGGTTTTCGTGGGTGAACCGCCCGTTCTCCCGGGTTCCGGGCGGCCCGTTGTGGTTGTGGGTTTAACTAATTAGAGGCATAATTCCACCGTATCGAGTGATTTAGTGTCCCAGTAGCGATACCCCCCGGGACAGTTTTTCGCGTCAACTGGGACGCACTTAACCTCTTGTCTTGTAACGCTTTTGTCTGGGGGAGTCCCAGTTGTCCCGGTTTCACGGCCAAAAAAGGCACCCCTATACACGTTTGCAAACATTCGAAAGTGATGGGGTACCCCACGACTTTCGTTTATCTTTTCCGTGCGACCCTATGTTTTGGTGGGACAACTGGGACAACTGGGACACCCCCTATTAGTGCTATGTAGTATGTAATAGTAGTAAGTAAGTAAGTAGTAAGTAGTTAAGTCTCTCTCTCTCTCTCTCTCTCTCTGTATTTCTCTCAGTATTTCTCTGTCCCAGTAGTGTCCCAGTTGTCCCAGTAGTAGTTCTCTCGGGTAGTTAGCTTAGTGTCCTCAGAACCCATCCGTTGGTTTCTCGCTCGGTTCGTCGTCCCCTGGCAATCCGATGTAGGTTTGGATGAACTTGTTGAGGTTGAATGTGATGCCGCGCGACTTCACCCCGCCGATTCGCTGTTGGCTGGGCGTGGCGCCTGGGACTCGGCGTAGGACCTGGTCGATCGGCTGGGATTCCCACCGCGTGCCCCGAAGGAGGGCGGCCCTGGCGGTCCCGTAGTTGAGTGCGAGTTTGGAAACCCTGACTTGAATTCCGACGCTTTCAAGTCTGACTCGCCATTCAGCCCGATTGCTGGCCGTGATGTCCTGAACGTGCTCGATCGCCTGGCCGACGGTTAGGCGGTGTTGTCCCAGGGCGACCGTCGCCTGGAGAATCTCGGCGATGAGATTCGCCTCGTCGCTCTCCACCGGCGTGTCGCTCTTGCTGTCCGCGAGCATGTCGCGCAGGGAGAGGTTAGCGAACTCGTCGTCGTAGCCCATAACGACGGCGATCATGGACGCCGGCACGGCGTAGCTTTCCACCAGCCGGGCGTCGACGCCTTCGACTTTTTGGTCCTTGAGTTGGACGGCGAGTTTACGAGCCCTCCTGATCGACCACAGGGCCGCTGCAAGGCTGCGTTGGCCGAGGTCGGCCAGTTCGGCGGCCGGCGGCAAGGCGAGCTTCCCAGCCTTCTCAGGCAGCGGCGGGAGGAGAGGCAGAATTATCGCTCGGTTCCGATCGGCCTGGTCGTCGTAGGAGAGGGTGATGCCGGCCACCCAGACGAGGTGCCGCAGGGTGAACTCGACGGCCTTCTGGTTGCCGCTGCCGCGGATTGCCGCCGTGCCCCTACTGGCGCTCCTGATCATTTCGAGTATTTCGCGCTGGCGTGCCAGCTTGGTTTTATTCTTGGCGTCGACTTCATCCACGACGACCGCGAGCATTCGGTTGGCGATCTTCTGGCGCAGACCGGCCGCGGTGGTGTCGCTCGTGAGTAGGCACAGGCCTCGGTAGAGGCCGGCTAACGCGGCACAGAACATGCTCTTGCCGGTGTTGCTCGCCCCCAGCACGTCGATCCTCGGCCGCCAGGCCCAGAGCGATTGTACCCATGTGGCGAGTACCAGACCGGCTGCCATGATCGGGCTGTGCTGACCCTGCCACCGCCAGCGGCTCCAGAGCTTTACCAGGTCGTCGACGACCGCATAGCGGAATGTTTGGTCGTCGGCGGTTTTGAGTAGCCCGGCGAGCTGGTCGAAGTCGTACCACGGGGCGGCGCCGGTCTCGAAGCTGAGGATTCGGCCGTTGTGGCGGGGATGGTTGATTCGGCGGAACTCGCCGTTGAAATGGGCGGCTTCGTGGGTGTTCACCAACACCACCGCGTTGAGCTCAGCCTGATCGGGGTTGTCGGCGTGGCCGTCGTCTTCGACCGGCCAGCAGCCGAGGCCGAGCTCGGTCTCCTCGCCGAGCACTCGCTGGCTTGCCAGGTGAGCAAGGGCGTCGCGCACGTCGCTTATGGCGTAGCGGCCGGGGACATCATCGTCGTTTTGCTTCGAGACGCACTTCCTAACCGGCGTCCCGAAGTGCAAAAGCAGGTCGGGGTATTTGAGCTTGGCGATGTTGGCGACGGTGACCGTGCGGGCGAGGAACTCGCTGTAGACGCGGATCTCGCCGGCCTCGGTTCGGCCCAGCACGTCGATTTGCATCGCCCGAGTGATCTGCGCGTCGGTGAACTGGTCGATTTGTTGGTCGGTCGGGGAGGCTGAGGTTGCCGTGGGTTCTTGGTCGGTGGGCGCTGTGGATGCTTCCGGTGGCCTGGTCCATGGCGGCGTGGCTTCAGCGAGGGCCAACAGGTCGGCGTAGGTGTGGTCGGCGAGGTAGTCGCGTAGGTCCTTGCCGTGCTTCGGCTCGATGGGCCATGGGAGTTCGACGTTACGGATCTGGTCTGCTAAGCCATCGAGTGCTCGGCACCACTTGGCCGCGCCGATCGTTCCGGCTTCATCGCGGTCACCGACCACGGCCACCCGCAGCCCGGCCAGTAGTTTCGCCTGGGTGGGGCTCACATCGCCCGTCTCGCCGCTGGCGTTGGTAACAACCACGTGGGCGGTCTTCAGGTCGGGCGGGATCGCGGACATGAGGCCAAGCAAGTCTGTCGGCCCGGCGGTTTTCCAGGTCCATGCGATTTGCGCCCGGGCTTCGGGATCGGTCAGCGACATGAGCCCCGCCAGGCCCATCATGGCGCCACGGGTGGGACCGACGCTGATCATTTTGGCCCGGACCCTCGGCTGGTCGGCCGGGTAGTCTTTGGGTGTGACGTCGAAGTCCTCGCCGGTCAGATCCCAAATGACCCACGCAACGGGGTCCGCGGCGAGGCCCCAGTCGCCGTAGCACGGCAGCGCGACAACTTGGCGGCAGGACTTGGCCCGGACTTTTTCCTTCTTCTTCTGGTCGAACCAGCAAGGATAGTAGGCGATCTGGCCACCGGCCGCCTTGATCGCTTCAACGGTGACGCCCCGCTTGCTCTTGAGGCACCAGCGCAGGGCGAGCACATCGTTACCTGGGGCTTCCCATTGCTGGAACTCGAGTTTCTTCCGCCAGTCGGTGCCTTCCGACTTCTTCATGCGACCGATTTCGACGCCGGCTTTCTTCGCGTAGGCCCGTCTGGCTTCTTGCCAGTCGGCGAACTTGCCTGTGCGGACAGCGAAGTCCCATAGCGAGCAGGTGTAGGCGGCCTCGCGCTCGCCTCCGCTGTCGCCATAGTAACCGGTCTTGATGTTGAGCCAAGCCGACGGCTTCCTGTCGTCGCGGCCGAACGCCCGGCAGCTCACCATGCCCGATGATCGGGGCTCGCCGACGATTTCCACTCCGAGAGCCCGGTACTCGTCGGCAATACTGAGGCCGGCGAGGATAGCGGTGGTTGTTTCACGCGGGGTTTTGGTCGGGGGCATAGTCGGGCTTCCATTCCGGTTGGATCCGTTTAATATTCAAGTGGTGACTCAGTCAGCCTCGCCGCATCGTTCCTTCCTCGCCGCCTCTGCGGCACACCGGGCCGCCTGAATCGCCATGCAGATCGTCTGTTCCAGCGGTCTGCCCGCCTCGCCCTCCGCCCAGTCGATCGGCAGCCCGTGGTGCTCGCAGTGCGCACGAAGAGCCGCAATCACGCGATTGTGGAGTTCATCCGCCGTGATTCCGTTGTTTGGCCTGATTTAGCGCCTCCCGCAGCCGCACCCACTCGCAAAACTCTCGGTCTGTCATCTCACTCCCTCCCGCCCGCTCGGGGCTCAACATGTCATCACCCAGGCCCACTCCGCCGCGGGCCAGTTAGCTACTTCGATATACGTTGTCCATCTTCACACCAGATACACGCTTGGCTATCCACTTCTGGGAGTATTCGCCGCTGTGCATCGTCGGCTGCGACCAACCCCTCCCAGGACCAATGCCGCCCCAGACCGACTGACACTTTCAGGTTGCCGGCATCTCGGGCGTTGTGCTCCATTGCGACCGCACGAGCAAATAGGTCGGGCGACTCTTTGGAAAACGCAATCACCTCTCGTTTTGTCTTCGCCGGGCAGAACCAGCACGAGGACTTGCGAGGAATCGCCAGGCCGTGTTTCAAAATGATTGCCTCACACTGCCGTTGTCCGATCCCCCACTCAACAAGTGGACGCCAGTAAACAAACCCCTTGGTGTCTGGGATGTTGCCCCGATGGGCTTCGTCGGCATGAATCCCAATACAGCGAATTACTGGAAGTTCCGCCGCCCAACTCGCCTGTACCTCCACGAGGGCCTTTAGCCAACGGTCCATAGCTTGTCGTTTCCATTTCACGGAGCATCCACGGAAGCCAAACGCCAAACTGGCCAGCGTCTTGTTCGCCAAACACTCCGCTTCGAGGCTCGCGTGCTTACCGGCATTGCTGCACACGTCGACGGTGACACCATGCGTCCATTGCAAATACGCCGTGAACGTGGCCAAGTACGCCATCGTGTAGGGGTGTTCCGATCCGGTATCGGCGAACAGAATTCTGTCCGGGCGCAGCCCACGGTCAAGCATTTCCAGCACCATCGCTGTGCTGTTAACCCCTCCACCAAAATTGGCCACCAAGATACTACCGACAGCCGCGAATGCCCGGATCTCAGATTCCGTGTGCCCGCGAGTCTGCGTCGCGTATTCATCGGGGTTGAAGTTATCAAATAGATAGGTCTGGCCCATCACACGTCACCTTGTCGCTCGTCCCGTTGTTCCCTGGCCGTGAACGCAAAATCCTCGACGCCAATCGCTTCGGCTTCGATTGACTCCTTGGCAAACTCCACAGCCGCTTTACGGGACGGTGCCTCCACAACGAACGTGGTCTTGACCGTTATTTCGTAGACTGGCATCTCGCTTCCTCCTGTGTTACTCCAATCACCCATGCCCACTCCGCCGCGGGCCAGTTGGCGTGCCACACACCACACGCCATCTCCGCTGCTGTGGTAGATCGACTGCGGTTAGCGGCAGTGAATCCGCTGAGGTTCGCAGCGTAGCAACCCCATTCCACCGCCTCCCGCTCATCCATCTCCGCCACCCGCCGCACGTCCACGCTGGAAATGCGGCAGCGGCGTGTGTGGAGGACCTCGCTCACATCATCCGGGCCGCCAAGGGGCACCGACACCACTCGCCGCGTGGCTTTCCACTCGCACACCACCTCGTCGCCCGGCTGGCCGTAGGGGCAGGACAAAAAGCCCTGCCGCACCGATGCGAAAAGCGCCGCCGCCATCGCCCTCTCGACGGTCTGCTCCCTGTCGTTCTCTCCACCTCCGCCGTCGGCGTCCCATGTGTGCCAAACGCCGTTAGGCCACACAGTCGCCCAGCGAGTCCGCCAGCATTCGGTGTATCCAAACACGTCACGTTCCCGCATCCACTTGACCGGCTCAACCGGCCGCCAGACCGCTCGCAGGCCGGGCAACGCGGCAATCTCGTGGTGGAGAAGGGGGAGCGTCGTCATGTCGTCTCCTTAAACAGCCCGCCAACGAGCTGATAGAACACGCCAGCCTTGATCGTGACGCCATCGACCCTGACCGTCCGCACGTCGACGCGGTGCCACTCGCATTCTGTCTTCTGCCATTCGGCGACCGTGAGCCAGCAACCAACGGCACCCTTCGCCTTGCCTTTGATCCCGAGGGCAATCGCGCATCCCTCAGCACCTCGCGTGTCAGGCAGAATCGTCGCCGATCCATAATCGCCGACCGCAGTTGCTACGGCCCAGATGCCCGTGGCCTGTGCACCCGCTCGGTAGCCTGTGGCCTGTGCACCCGCTTGGTCGCCCGTGGCCTGTGCGCCAGCTCGGTAGCCCGTGGCCTGTGCACCCGCTCGGTAGCCCGTGGCCTGTGCACCCGCTCGGTAGCCTGTGGCCTGTGCGCCAGCTCGGTCGCCCGTGGCCTGTGCACCCGCTTGGTAGCCTGTGGCCTGTGCACTCGCTCGGTAGCCTGTGGCCTGTTAGCC